CCTGCCGCCCGCGCCAACCAGCTCAAAGCGATGGCGTATAGCCTCGCAGAAGAGCGCATCGCGGACGGTACAGCATCAAATCAGCTCATCGCACAGTGTCTAAAGCTGGATCCCGCGCGCGAAGAGCTCGAACGCGTTCGCTTGGCGAACGAGAATGAGCTGCTCAAGGCCCGAGTCGCCGCTTTGGAGTCCGGACAGCGCATCGAAGAGCTCTATGCCGAGGCCCTCGAGGCGATGAAAGCGTATCGAGGCGAAGATGCGGACGTATGACGAGCTATTGGCGCTTGACGATTACTTCGATCGCTACAAATACCTCAGGATCAACCAAGGTGTTGGCGAGAGAACGTTCGGCGGCGACCGATGGCTCAACCAGCGCTTCTATCAGTCGCGTGAGTGGAAAGACATCCGCAATGAGGTGATACTGCGGGACAACGGCTTCGACATGGGGCATCCCGACTATCCTATCAACGGCCGTATCTATATTCATCACATGAATCCGATGCAGCCTCTGGATCTCAAGCACGGTAACGCCGCAGTCCTCGACCCGAAGTATCTGATCAGCGTGAGTATGCGAACACACCAGGCAATACATTACGGAGACGATGGGCTACTGCCAAAGCCGCTCGTCACACGTCTACCGGGGGACACCGTCCTCTGGGGGAAGAAGGCTACATGAGCGTTTTGGCCGATGTCAAGGCAATGCTCGGCATCGAGTGGAATAACTACGACTTCGATGAAGAGCTTAAGATCTATGTCAACTCTGCGCTAAGCACCCTTGAGATGTTGGGCGCACCGACTAGAGGGACCGTCGAGGATCAGGCAGTTACCTGGCCCCAGTTGCTTGGCCCGGAGAACCCGCCAGAGATCAAACCCTTCGTTTATCTCAAGGTACGGCAGCTGTTTGACCCGCCGCAAAATGCATTTTTGGTGTCGGCCCTACAGCATCAGCTTGACGAGTTGTCCTGGCGGATCACAGTACATTATAGTCGCTACAAAGGAGGTGTAGATCAATGGAAACCTCTACCCTAGCGCACCACGGCGTCAAGGGGATGAAGTGGGGCGTCCGCAAAGACCGTCGTTCGTCCGGAAGCGGTATTCTGGGGCGTCTTGCGCGGCGCAAAGCCAACCCGAATGTGGGTATGGTTGACACACTCTACAAGCCCCAGAAGCCTAAAGTCGAGCTGGTTGTTGACAAGAACGGCGGAAAGCCTAAGGAGTCTCCCACATCGGGTCTGATCCGCGGCAAGCAGACCGCTGCGATCTCAGACAAGCAGCTTAAAGCCACAATTGAGCGGATCAAAATGGACGCCGAGTATGCCAAGCTGACGCGCTCCGGCTTTCAGAAGTTCATGTCACGCATCGGCGACAAGTTGAGTGCTGAGGCAGCCGGCGTTGCGGCTGGTCTTATCTCGAAGACGGCGCGCCAGTATCTCGATATGGCTATGACGCAGGCTCGCGCCAGCAAGAGCGGCGGGGGTGGCACGACCAAGTCGAAGCCATCTGGTTCGTCGCCCACTGCAACACCAAATCTGCCGGTAGCGCCAAAACCCCCAAAACCTTCAGGCGGCGGAGGTAGCAGCGCCAAGAGCTACGGTAACGGCTGGTTCCGTCGCCGCTGGAACAACATGGCATCCGAGTTCAAACGGACATGGGACGGCCCCACGGCCACGACTCGCGACACGAACAAGAAGATTTATGACCAGTACGGTGACTACATGTTCGAGCGCGGAAGCGTCATCGATGAAAACGGCCGGATTGTGAAACCGAGAAAGAGGTAGGGTATGGCGTTGTCAAACACGGCGACGCCGTACTACTACGGGCAGTTCCGCGAGAAGGTGATCCGAGGGGAGATACCCGTATGCGAAGAGATTTCGCAGGAGATGAACCGAATCGACGCCCTTATCGCCGACCCAAACATGTACTTCGACGACTCAGCGATCGACGGCTACGTCAAGTACTGCGAGGCAGAGCTTACGACTACTGACGGTGCGGATCTGCATCTGCTCGACACTTTCAAGTTGTGGGCCGAGCAGTTGTGGGGCTGGTATTACTTCACAGAGCGCACGGTCTTTGTCTCGAACCCTGATGGTCCTGGCGGGCACTACGAGCGGAGACGCAAGAAGATACGGCTGACCAAGAAGCAGTACATCATTGTCGCCCGAGGCGGCGCCAAGTCGATGTACGCCTCTACCTGGCAGGCCTACTGGCTCAACGTCGACACGAGCACGACCCATCAGATCGTGACCGCGCCGACCATGCGCCAAGCCGATGAGGTTTTGTCGCCGATTCGCACTGCCGTCACGCGCGCCAGAGGGCCGCTGTTCAAGATGCTGACGCACGGATCGAACAAGAACACATCAGGCGATCCCGCTCAGCGCCAGAAGCTCGCCCCGACCAAGATGGGCGTGCAGAACTTCTTGACGAACTCTCTAATCGAGATTCGTCCGATGTCGATCGACCGTCTCCAGAGTCTTAGGTCAAAATACAATACAGTTGACGAATGGCTCTCTGGCGACGTTCGTGAGAACGTGATCGGTGCCCTTGAGCAAGGCGCGTCGAAGCATGAAGAGTACAGCATCATCGCGATCTCGTCCGAGGGCACGGTGCGAAACGGCGCCGGCGATGCACAGAAGCTGGAGCTGGCCAAGATTCTCCGTGGTGAGATGACGGCTCCGCATGTCTCAATCTGGCATTACAAGCTGGACAATGTCGAAGAGGTCGCAGACCCCCGCATGTGGGTCAAGGCCCAGCCCAACATTGGTATCACCGTCTCCTATGACGCCTACCAGCGAGACGTTGAACGCGCAGAGCAGGTCCCGTCCGCCCGAAACGATATTCTGGCCAAGCGGTTTGGCCTACCCCTCGAGGGATTCACGTACTTCTTCACATACGAGGAGGTCCAGCCGCATTCGCCGAAGAACTTCTGGAAGATGCCGTGCGCAATGGGGGCGGATCTGTCCCGGGGCGATGACTTCTGTTCTTTCACGTTCCTTTTCCCGCTACCCGGAGGCGGCTTCGGTGTTAAAACACGCTCATACATAACGGAGGTTACCCTTGACAAGCTTCACGCTGCGCTCAGACTCAAGTACCAAGAGTTTCTGGATGAGGGCTCTCTCGTGGTGCTCCCCGGCACGATGCTGGAGGTCGATCGAGCGGTATATGACGATCTCGAGCGTTTTATTGAAGAGAATTCGTACGACGTTCGTGCGGTGGGCTACGACCCGTACAACGCGAAAGAGTTCATAGGACGCTGGGAGACAGAGAACGGCCCGTACGGGATTGAGAAGGTCCCGCAGGGGGCCCGCACCGAGTCCGTGCCACTAGGCGAGCTCAAGACCTTTGCTTCGCGGCGCCAGCTGCTCTTCGATGAGGCATTGATGTCCTTCTGTCTCGGCAACGCGATCACCATGGAGGACACCAACGGTAACCGCAAGCTGATGAAGAAACGGGCTGAAGACAAAGTCGACGCGGTAGCAGCGCTGATGGATGCGTTCGTCGCATTCAAGCTACACCGCGACGCATTCGAGTAGAAAAGGAGGCGCGATGGCGTCTTTTGGCGAACGACTTCGCCACGCGTGGAACGCCTTCCGACGACCGCGTATTGAAGACCCCCGCTCGTTCGGGCGATACGGTCGAACACAGATCCCGCACACGTATATCAGCTCCGAGCTGAGCGTTCTGGCCGCAGTCAAGACGCGAATCGCCATGGACTGCGCCGATGTGCGCATTCGCCATGTCAAGAAGAACGCAAAAGGGCAGGTTGATGAGGTTATCGCCGACGGCCTGCACAACTGTTTGAACGTCGAGGGCAACCTGGATCAGAGCGCTCAGGCACTTCGGATGGACATCTTCCAGACGCTCTTGAACAAGGGTGTCTGTGCGATCGTACCGGTGGACACAAGCCTGGATCCGTCAAAATCGGATTCATATGACATCAAAACGATCCGAGTCGGCGAGGTAATCGAGTGGTTCCCCGAATATGTTCGGGTGAAACTCTTCAATCCCGAAAAAGGCGAGCTTGATGAGATCGATCTTCCGAAGAGGCTGGTCGGTATTGTAGAGTCGCCGCTCTACGCCATCCTCAACGCACCGAACTCCACCTTCCAGCGGCTCTCGCGAAAGCTCGCGCTTCTCGATAGCGCGGATGAGGCCGCAGCAGCAAACAAGCTTGATCTCATCTTCCAGCTTCCGTACGTGGTTCGGACTGACGCTCGAAAGGCGCAGGCCAAACAGCGGCTGTCTGAGATCACTGAGCAGCTCACCGGGTCCAAGTACGGTATCGCATACGCCGATGCCACAGAGAAGATCACTCAGCTCAACCGACCAGTTGAGAACACGCTGCTCACCCAGATCGAGTATCTCACCAAGCGGCTCCACGCTGAGCTCGGAGTGACCGAAGAGGTTCTTGCGGGCACCGCAGACGAGACTGCAATGATGAACTACCGTCAGCGCACGATAAAGCCGCTCGTCGAGGCGGTTGTGGAAGAGCTTCGGCGAAAGTTTCTCACTAAGACCGCTCGGGGGTTGGGGCACGACTTGGCAACGTTCAGTGACCCGTTCGCGCTCGTTCCTGTCTCGGAACTGGCCGAACTCGCAGACAAACTGATTCGTAACCAAATCGTCACCGCCAACGAGTTTAGGCCTGTTCTTGGGCTGCCCCCTGCGCCCGATCCGGATGCAGACAAGCTGCGGAATCCAAACCTCCCGGTCGAAGACACGACGCCCCCTGTGGACGTCCCGTAACGAAAGGTCAAAATGAAACCAGACTTTTCTGGATACGCCACACGGGCCAATGTTTTGTGCTCGGATGGCCGAACTATTGCGCCCGGCGCGTTCAAGCATCAGGATGGCGCGACGCTTCCTCTGGTGTGGGAGCACCGAGGCAAAGCCATGGAGAACATCCTCGGTCGAGCCCAGCTCCAGCACCGCGATGACGGTGTGTATGCTCTCTGCGCATTCAACAACACCCCCGCTGCCGATACGGCGCGAGAACTGGTGAAGCACGGCGATCTCAATTCGCTGTCGATCTACGCCAAGGATCTTAAGCAGCAGGGCGCCACCGTGATGCACGGAGAGCTTGTTGAGGTCTCTCTCGTACTGGTTGGGGCAAACCCCGAGGCCCGTATCGACGAGGTCTACCTCACTCACTCTGATGGCATGAGTGAAGAACTGGAAGGAGAGGCGCTTATGTCGTTTGGCGCCCAGATTCAGCACACAGACGAGACTGAAGCGGAGGACTCCGGCGGCGAGAAGACCGTTGCCGACATCCTCGACACGATGAATGACGAGCAGAAGAATGTCGTGGCCTGGCTCGTGGAGCAGGCTGCGGAAGGAAAGCTCGACGACGAAGAGGGCGACGATGCACCGCCCGCAGCGGACGCTGAGCACAGCGACTCGCCCGCCGAAGACATCAAACACTCTGACACGAAGGACACCGAGTTGACTCACAACGTCTTCCAGGGGAACGCCCCCTCCAATGAGCTGAAGCACACCATGACCGGCGAGCAGATCAACGCCATGTGCAAGGCGGCCCTCGAGAACGGCGGCAAGTTCAGCACTACCGTTCTTCAGCACGCCGCGCAGTACGGCATCGACAAGATCGAGTACCTCTTCCCCGAGGCTACGGCCGTCTCCGACACGCCGGACTTCATCAAGCGCCGCACGGAATGGGTGAGCGACGTTCTTGGCGGCGTCCGGCGCTTTCCGCATGGCCGGGTCAAGAGCCTGCACGCCGACATCACGGCGGATGAGGCTCGAGCGAAGGGTTACACCAAGGGTGCCAAGAAGGTTGAGGAAGTCTTCAAGCTGCTGAAGCGCGAGACCTACCCGACCTGGATCTACAAGAAGCAGAAGTTCGACCGTCAGGACATCATCGAGGCCACCAACCTCCGCGTGATCGACTTCGTCAAGCAGGAAATGCGTATCATGCTGGACGAGGAGTTCGCACGCGCGATCCTGATCGGCGATGGCCGCGCTGCCGGGGATGCGGACAAGATCGACCCGGAGAAGCTCCGCCCGATCTGGACCGACGACGAGCTGTACTCGATCCACAAGACCCTGGACAAGACGGTCGAAGGTATTGACCTGGTTGAAAGCGTCACTCGCTCCATGACCGAGTACCGCGGCAAGGGCTCGCCGACTCTGTTCGTCTCCCCCGACACTATGGTCGACCTCCAGCTCATCAAGGACAAGAACGGCGCATACATGTTCCCGACGGACGATGTTCTCGCTCGTCGCATGCGTGTCGGCCGCATTGTCGAGGTCCCGCTCTTCGCTGGCGCGAAGCGTACTGTCGGCGCGGCGGAAGTTGACCTGATCGGTATTGCCGTCAACCTCGGCGACTACACCGTGGGCAACGACTCCGGTGGCGAGATCTCGTACTTCGACTTCTTCGACATCGACTTCAACCAGATGAAGTACCTGTACGAGCTCTTCATGTCTGGGGCTCTGACTACTCCGAAGTCTGCCGTCGTCCTGGAGCGCAAGCGCGCCTGACGTCAAAATGGCACGATTTATTGGTAACATAGGGTACGCCGAGTACGTTGACAAAGGCGACGGGGTCTTCGCGGAAAAAATCGTCGAGCGCAAAGCCCGAGGTGATGTAAACCACGTTGCCCGCCGCTGGGAAACGACAGAGAACTTGAACGACGATCTGGTTATGTCGCATGAGTTCTCCATCGTGATGGACGCTTACGCTTTCAAGAACTTTGTCAACATCCGCTACGTTGTGTGGGGCGGCGCGCGTTGGCGTGTCAACTACATCGAGGCCCGTCGCCCCCGCCTTGTGCTTACCGTGGGGAAGGTTTACAATGGGCCAGCGCCAGAAGCTCCATAAGCGCCTCGAGCTGGCTCTGGGGTCCAAGCGGGTTTACTACCAGCCGCCCCCCTCCGTCAAGCTTGAGTACCCATGCATTATCTACAGCAAGACTGACCGTGAGCTTTTGCGGGCAGACGACAGCGTGTATAAGTCGTTTGATCGATACCAGGTCGTGGTTCTCTACACCGAGCCCGATTTCGGCGCGACCGACCACGTCTTGACGATCCCGTGGGCCACGTATAACCGACATTACGCTGTGAACAACGTCTACCATGACGTGTTGTATGTCTACAGCGACTAACGAAAGGAGCCACTGTGGCCAAAGCTGCACTGGTTTGGGATAAGGACGGCGAGCGCTTCTACAAGGGTGGCGCCGACCGCGGTGTTCTGTTCGTGATGAACGACCAGGGCGCTTACGGCGAGGGTGTCGCCTGGAACGGCCTCACCAAGGTCAGCCAGTCGCCCGAGGGCGCCGAGGCGACCGAGAAGTACGCAGACAACCGAGTCTACGCCGTTGTTACTTCTCCCGAGAAGTTCAAGGGCACCATTGAGGCGTTCCAGTCGCCGCCGGAGTTCGACGTCTGCGACGGTGAATCTGAACTCGCTCCCGGCATCGCCATCACCCAGCAGACCCGGCGCAAGTTCGCCCTCTGCTGGCGGACCAAGGTGGGTAACGACATCAAGGGCTTCGACTTCGGCGAGGAGATTCACATCGCGTACGGCTGCAAGGCCGCGCCCAGCTCTGCCGACAACGAGACCCTGAACGAGTCGCCTGAACCCACTACTCTCTCGTGGGAGTTTGCGACCGAGCAGACCAACGTTGCGGGCCACGCCCCGACGGCGCATCTTATCATCCGCTCGTCTCGCGTCGGCGAAGAGAAGATGAAGAAGGTGAAGGAAGCCCTCTACGGTAAGGACCCGTCGTCTCAGGGCGGCACTGACGGCGTTGCACCGAAGCTGCTCACCCCTGACGAGATCAAGGCACTCGTCCAGTAAGAGAGGACCGTTAACGAATGCTTGAGCTTGTGGTACCCGGCGGTGACCATTACGACGAAGCCACTGGCGAATTTCAAACGACCGAACCTACGGTATTGCGGCTTGAGCATTCGTTGGCGGCACTAGCTGACTGGGAGTCAAAATGGAAGCTGCCTTTTCTAACTCTGGAAAAGCGCACCCCCGAGATGGTGAAAGATTACCTCCGCTGCATGGCGGGCGGATTTCTGCCCGATGAAACGCTCCAGCGTTTGACTTCAGAACAGCTCCAGTCGATCACCGAATATATTGACGACCCGCATACCGCGACCACGTTCCAGGGCGGCGATTCGTCCCGGACAAAAGCAATCACATCCGAGGAAATTTACGGATGGATGGTCGCCTATCGCATACCGTTCGAATGCCAGCATTGGAACCTCAATCGGCTGACAACGCTGATCCGCGTGTGCGGCATCCAGCAGAATCCGAAGAAGCAAAAAGAGTCTCGAATGGAGACGCTAAATCGGTACCGCAGCGTCAACGAAAAGCGCCGCGCCGAAACTGAGGAGCGACTCCGTGCTCAGCGTAAGTCATAGCGGAGATTTCTCGCGAGCCCAACAGTTCCTGGCCAAGATCCTGAAGCCCGACATACGGTCTCGGCTGGAAGCCTTCGGCCAAGCCGGAGTACAGGCCTTAGCTGCCGCCACCCCCAAGCAGTCTGGCGCAACCGCCGCGGCCTGGGGGTATAAGATAGAGCAAAAGGACGGCGTTTGGGGTATTTCCTGGACGAACAGTAACCGCCAGAAAGGCGTCCCGATCGCTATCATTCTCGAGTACGGCCATGCTACAGGCACGGGAGGCTGGGTCCGCGGGCGGTCGTACATCCCAAGGGCGATTCAGCCCATCATGGACAAGATCGCAGACGACGTATGGAAGGTGGTGACCAACGCCCCATGAGCAAGCTTGACGAGCGCATAGTCTCGATGAAGTTCGACAA